TGTAAGAAACTGTTTTAGGCGTTATAAAAGGCGAGCCACCATCGTGTCTCTTTTTTAAAACTATTTCATCACCTTCAGAAACTTTGTTAACGTCACTAGATGGAAAAGACACCCAGCAAAACTCTTCAGTATCGCTCTCGTATATTCTATCCATTGTAATATTGTAGTATTCTCCTTTAGGTTCTTTTATGTAGTATTTTAAATGAGTTGCCCAGTCAGGAAATAAAAAGTTTTGTTTAACAAAAAAGTTATTTGCGGTAAAAGACTCTTCTTGTGTGAGTATTGCAGAGCAAGAGTCTGCTTGAGAAAATATAGGTGTTTGCCTACCGTATTGATCTAAAAGAGAAGCTCCAAGCTGATACGTGCGTAGAGATTTTACAGATTTTTGAGCCGTTATAGTGTTCATTAAATTTGACTCTACTGTTAAAGAGAACCTAGGCTCTTCGTCTATATTGTATTGATTTGTATAGTTGGCGTATAAAAGTCTATTAGCTGTTATCTCTTGAGCTTTTGCCTTTTTAGGAACATTGTCGTAAGGTCTTAGTAATTGGTTGCTAGGCAACATCGCGTGTATCTGGTCTGATGTAACCTCTACTGTCGTTAAAGTCTCTAAATCTGTGCTGTTTATTGTTTTGTATTTATAAACGCTAGTACTATCAGAAAATTTTATTAAAACATCTAAAGACAAAACGTCTTTAGGCGTTTCTACGAAATCAGTTATTTCTACTTTACTAACTGTATTTACTATATTTGTATTTGTTCCTAAAGAAGCATCAAAATTATAACCTTCTTCTGTTGGCAAAAACGCTACTTCAGAAAAAGCAGAAATAGCAGAGTACTCACCATCAACATACTTCCACCTATATGCAAATCTTGGAAATTTTTCTTCAAATATAGAGGTGCTTGTTTCTCTTTTCACCTCCCAATCAGTCAAGTCAGAAGTTGGCATCTGCTTTATAGATTCGTCTATTGATAATATTTTAAAATCAAATACTTTTCTATAACTATTAGAAACTACAGGGCCTGTAGTAACTTCTTCTAATAATCTTATTCTAACCTTAATTTCATCTGCATCGTCATCAGTAGTTAAAGTATTTGGCACGCTTAAAACAACAACGTCATCTTGTACAAAATTAGGTCTAGGCGTAAAAGCAAGTTGTTGCAGTCTAACAGTATTGCCTTTGTTATCAAACACTGTATTTTCAAGCTCGTCTATTAAAACACTGTTAGAGGTTGTGCCGGCTGGTTTTACTTGCCTATCTCCATTTGTGTCTATATAAGTCCAGAAAGTAAAATTTCTATGTGGCGATAAAGCCCATCTAAAACCTACTTTTGTATCATTAGCTATTGTAGACCCAGGCGCAGAGCTAAGAGTTATACTACCACCACCACTATTTGCACTTGTGTCTATAGCTGTTATACCAATAGGTTGGTTTGATGAATTTTTTATTGCAAAACCATTTTCTTGACAAAGTGTCATGCCTACAACCACATTGTTCCACCTAGCGCTACCTTGAACATTACCGCCGTCGTCAGACTGATTAAAGTTTATTGTTGTGGAGCTTACAGCACCGTCAACAGTTCTAGTCCACACTTCGTTGTAATACTCTACTGAATCAGTGGTACCAGCACCAAATGGAGTTCCCCAAGAAGTTCTTGTTGTGTTTTCTGGAATTGTAAGCGTAGAGCTACTTGGATCTCCAGTTCCTGCAATATCTCTATACAATCTTAAAGTTGGAGCGTCTAAAGGATATTGTTTTACAACTGTTATGTGTTCTTCTAAAACATTATCACTAGACTTTATATTATCAGAATCAACAAATTTATTTGTAGTTGTAAAAGGATTGGTGTCATCTACACCAATTTTAAATCTATCAATGTTTATTTTTTTAGGTTCGTTTTGTCCATCAGTAAAAAACAACATACCATCAATAACATTTACGCCTGTTATTAAATTATCTTCTGCGGTTCTAGCGCCATTTTGAACTCTAAAATTTAAAAATGAAGGATTACCACCGTGATTATCTACTAAAATAGCTTCTACTTGTTGTGTAGACTGGTCGTATTCTACTATAAGATCTTGAGACGTGCCAGATACAAACCAAATAATTTTTTGGTTTTCAGGGTTTAGTATACTACCTATACACTTAGCACCAGCTATACCTATTGATGAAACCTTTACGTTACCATAAGAATTTTGCGCTGACCCAACATCACTACCTTCTGTTGTAGTAATGTCAATATTCAACGCATCTCTATATTGGTTTTTAGGCAGTAACCTTTCGTCAAGGTCTTTGTTCATCTTACCCGACGTAAAATTGTTTTTAATCTCCGGCATAAACTAGTGTTTTATTTGCTTAGATTTACCTCTAAGTATTTGAGTTAATTCTTCTGTCTTTAAATTTGATAGTCTTAGCTTGGCTGTTCTAACCGCTGCAAACCTTTCTTTTTTAAACCTTCTTACTACATACTCAGGTATTTGCATTAAACTAGCTAACACAGCGTATGCTATACACTTGTACATTGCCTCTTCAGCATACTTGTGAACAACCATTTCGTCTAGCGTTCCCATTGAATCGCTTAGATATTTAAGTATTACAGTTTTTCCAGATAAGTTAGAGCTAAAATGTATATTACCTTTGTTGTTGTCTATAAAAAACGATCCGTTTACTTGTGCGTGAGCAGGATCTACACCATATCTTTGACCCATGTTCAAATCATACATTTCGTTATCGTAATTATAATCGTCTTTTGTGTTTTCAGAAGGTGTGTGTGCTTTATATTTTCCCCACGTGTTAGAGTCTGTTGTAGCTAAAGTTCCGTCAGAGTTATACGTATAAGCCCCATTAGCATCTTGTGTTATAGCCGTAGGGTTACTAGTTTTAGACTGAGGGTATATAACATGCTCTACACCAGAGGAATCACTCCACGACAGCTTCACGTAATTAACGTAATCATGAGGTAGCAACATAGTTAAAGAATCAGGAATTTCTATCTCTTGTGACTTGTTAGACCTATAAGTGTCGTAACTTAATTCTTGCTGTGCTCTTCTTGCATGAAAAGCCACGTCCGCTCTTTTTACTTTTTGTATTAATTTACCTTGACCAACGTAGGAAACCATAAAGTTATTTATAATTTCTTTTAAAGAAATGTTTTGGTAGTTACCAGTTTCGTTGTTGTGTGAGTTAAATATCTCTATAACAGCTCCAGGAGGAACCTGAGTAGACACTTGTGTTGTTGGTATGTGATTTTGACTCCAGTCAGATGTAGATGTGTCCGTTATATCACTAATCCAGCTATAACTAAAAAAGTATATATAAGTACTGTTTTCAATTCTAACCGGTTTATTTAAAGTTATAGTAATATTGTCATCAGCTATTTTATATATAGATATAGCTTCAGATGGCGAAACTTTAGTACCATCTCCTTGATTTACAGAGGTGGTAGAATGTGAAGCAGCGTTGCTAGCAGGGTCAATAGCTATAATGTCACCGACTTGCATTGTTGTGTTTTCAGCAGCTAAAGTTATAATAGAACCAGCAACATCACCAACTTGAACGCCTGTTGTTGCGTAAGTACCACCGTTAGAAGCTATTTGTACGCCAGTACCAGATCTTCTAACTAACCTTTTTCTACCAAAAACTATTTCAGGTGTTCCTTTTATGTAAGAGTAATTTATATTGCTCAGTTCAACACCATTTACTTTTACCACCATGTCTGTATTAAACGAATTTGTAGTAGGGTCGTTTGAGGTAGGTGGTAATGGGTTTAATAAATCAAATGTGCTAAGCTGTGTTAAACCACTAGCTTGTTGATTTATAGTTTGTATTTTAGTATAGTACCTTTTTTGTTCTTGCGTAAATAATCCCATTTATTATAATTTTTCTTGTTGAACTTGCTTAGCGTCTTCTTGTGCTGCAGCTTGGTATGTTGATGGATCTTTTATAGCTATACCAGCTAATTGTAATATTTTATTAACTAATTCAACTTGCTCAGATATGTGTAGTTGAAAGTTTTTAGAGCTTGTAGCGTTGTAAAGTGCAGCTCCGTTTATCTCTGTATACCCCCAGTTTACAGCATCTGCACCATAACCAGGTATTTTAACGTAGTCTATAAAAACGTTTGTATTTCTTTGTATTATACGAGCTGTAGTAGTGTTTTGACCCCACACTTTTATACCGTCTTTATCTCTAGTGTAAACAGGCTGATCGTTAGCAGGTCTTGCTAAAGAAGAGTTTGCATAATATCTAAACTCATTTTGCGGTATATATTCTGCTTCTATATAATCGTTATCCCAGTAGTACCAAACAGTACCTAGTCTGTATAAATCTGGTGGTAACACTTGAGCTGTACCTTTAGTTCCTGTTGCATAGCTTTGGTAAGCACCATCAGTCAATGAATAAAACGAGCAGCTTAAGTCGGCAAGCTTTTCATCTAACAACTCTAACATGTCAGAGTATGGTGTTGTATTTCCTGGTAATCTACTAAATTGATTTATATCGTAAAAATACTGTTCAAATATTTGTGCTTGAGCTTGATTAGCAAACAAGTTAAACTCTTGAGGTGTTATATAACCTCTTTGTTCTTTGTTTGCAATAGCTAATACTCTTTGATATACTGTGTCTACGTTTACCGCCATAATTTTTTTATTGTAGTTTGCAATCGCCCCGAAGAGCGACTGCTCCTACAGTTTGATTATTTTAATTGTTTTTCTATGTTTGCATAGATTTCCATACCTTCATCAGTTTTAAACCAAGAGGCTAAAGCTGAGTACGGGTGTTCGTCAAATGGAACGTTCATTAGTTTTCTATCGTTAGACCCCCACATAAATGTTCTTTGATCTGAAGATAATTTTAAAATACCCATTTCAGTAGCTTTAATACCAATGTTTCTAAGCTCAACTTTATCATCATTCGCTAACTCTAAGAACAATTCAGGTTTGTTTTTAGCAAACAATAGTAAATCTCTTTTAAGCTCTTTAGAACTCATCTTTACCACGTTAGAACCAATCTCTACACGCATAATTGCCTCAGCCATATCTATATCCATTTCTCTAGCCGCAATTAAAGCATCTATTTCTATGTTTATATCTTCTAGATCCTCTACTGCTTGTTTCTTTTCAGAAACTTCAGCCCAAGCTTTACCCGCTTGTGGATGGTATGTAGATAACATTTTTTGAAGAGTAACTTTGTTTTTTGGCACAGCTAGCACACCATTTCTAAAAATAATTCTTCCTCTAATAATATCTCCTTTCATTTCATCAACAAAAACAGTTTTTTGATTTTCAGAGTACATTATTTCTCTTTCATAACCTAGTTCTTCGTCAAAGTAGTATAAACCCCTGCTTTTAAACCAGTGAGTTAAAGGCTGCTTGTTGCTTGTTAGCTTGTATACTCTATCTTTTATTTCCCAACCATTAATATTTTTGTAAGTTGGTTCTTTTCTTGTTGGTTTTTTTGTTTCAACCACTGGGGTTTTAACAATAGGTGCCTCCACCTCTTGTGTTTTTTGTTTTTTTGCCATAATATAATATAATATAAATTAATAAAAATAAAGGGACTGGGAAATTAATCCCAGTCTCCTTAAATAATAATGCTTATGCAGCTCCTTTGAATAATACAAAATTGTTAGCACCTTGAGTAACTAAACATCTTTCAGAAAGCATGTGCATTTCCATAGCGTCTAAATCAGAAGTAGCAGCCCCAACCGAACCAGTAGTCCAAGTTTTTAACTTTCTATCTTCCATTTGAGAAGCCCTGTATCTAACGTGTAGAAAAGGTCTTTTTATATTTCTACCTAATCCTTGGTCATAAACAGTTGATACACCTGCCGGGATCATAATACCTCTAATAGCATTAGTACTATCAGTAGAATTGATTAATCCTCTTGTTGCAGCATCGTTTAGGTATTTAAAGTCAGACTTGTAGAAGTCATAAGAACCTCTTCTAAATCCTCTAAATCCTAAGTTTATTGCCATGTCTTCTGAATTGTTAAACACTCCGTAAGAAGTACCTCCAGTTCCATAAGAATTTTGTGCAGCTAAAATATCATCTAACTTTAAGCTCGTAGTTCTATCCATGAAGAACATGTTTTCTTCAATAGCACCATTTGCATCAAGCTCGTGAATTAACTCATCGTAAGCGTCCATGTCAGCCATTGTATTAGCCACGTTACCTCTAGTTTCTAAAGCATCGAATAAACCTTCAGTACCAGTGATTTTTGAATCAGAAGTAGTTCCACTTCCATCAACAGCTTCTAACATTGCCATTTCTAAGTAATCAGCAAAACGAGACTTAGTGTCACCAGCAGCTTTTAAGTACCACATGTAACCATTTTGCCCGTCTTCACCAGAAACTTCAACCCAACCAATTTGAGAAGCATCAGATCCTGAAACTTCATATTTGTCTTTTAGTATAATTGGCTTGTTAGTTCTAGATAAGAATTGTGGTTTGTTAGCACCGTCTCTACCGCTTCCACCTTTAGCAAACTCAGAACCGAAAACTAATACTGATACATCACCAGTACCTAGTGAACTAGAAACAATTGCTGCTCCATCGTAACGCTCCCAAATAACTTTACCGTAAGCAGTACCAGTACCTGAAATGTCTACGCTTTTCACGTAACCTCTTGCAGTTGCATCAGCGTCTGATACTAAAATCATATCCCCTGGTCTAATACCGTGAGATATTACTCCAGTAGCGTTTGTCATTGCTTTTCCGTCAGCGTCAGTCGTGTTTGCATCAAAAGTTAATGTTCCAGTTGTTGTACTTGCTGTTAATTCAACTTTTTTGTAAGATAAATGTAATCTACCTTGCTCAGACCATATAACCTGATCAGCAGACATAGCTTCTTCAGCTCCTACTTGAGCTAAAAAACCTGAAATTGTTCTATTACCAAAAACCTCTGCTTCCTCCTCCATAAGGTCTGGTAAATATTGTTGAGCCCACCCGTTTCCATTGGCTGTAAAGTCAATGTAGTTAGTGACCAACGTTTGTTTTAGGGGTGCTGGAGTATAACCAGCAGGCCCTACACCTGTAATTGCCATAATTTATTTTTTTTAAATTTATTATTTATTTTTGTTTTTGATTTTAAACTTAAAGCTAGGAGAATCATCGCTAAGCACTCTAAACTTAGTACCGCTTGTATTATCGTTAGAAAAAGATTTTCTAGGATCCATACTTACATTTTTAGCTTTTGCCACACTTTCTTTTAAAGCATCAGCTTTACCTTGTTGATAAAAATGATTAGCAATAGCATCGGGGTTCATCGCTGTGTATAAAGACTTATGATAACCTTTAGCATCTGACATTTCATTATTTTCGTTCAAAAACTTTTTGACAAAATTATTAATGTCGCTTTGGGTTTTTTTAATCTCGTTAGCGTTTTTCACGTTAAACCTATACTTTTTATCACCGACGCTGTATTCAAAACCTTTGAATTTATCGTTAAAAACATTATTAGTTTTATTTAAAAAAGTATCAGTTTGTTTTTTTGCTATCTTTTGAGTTTCTTCTGACTCTTTGTTGTATCTATTAAAGAAGTTTACAGCTTTTTGTTGTTCGGTAGTTAACCTAGAACCAGCTTTAATTTCTTCATAGTATTTAGACTTTTGCCCGTCTAAGTAGGCTTTAGCGTTGGCAACTTGCTCTTTTAACGCTATCTTTTTCTTTTTAATCTCTCTTGCTTCGTCTTCTTCTTCATCATATGAAAATGAGTCTTCTATTAAAAAACTAACTTCATCATCTGTCAAGTGAGATTTTGTTTGCTTGTAATACTCTCTTAATATAGTCATGTCATCATAACTAGAATAATCTTGGTTGAGTCTTACATAATCCTCTAGTGTACCACCAGTTTCTTCCATAAAATCTACAACTTTTTGTAAATTTTCAGGTAAAGGCGTTCCGGTTTGTTCAGCTTGAGCTACAGCTTCTTCAACTTCTTCAGTTAATTCTTCTGTTTGTTCTTGAACTTCTTCTTCAGTAATTTCTTCTAATACTGGATTTTCTTGTGTTTCAGCTTCCGGTTGTACTTCTTTTTGTTTTTCTGTGGCATCGGCATTTTCATCGACTCCAGCCACTCCTTCGTCGACAGGGTTATCTTCTTTAGTTTCATCTTGTTTTGGTTTACTTAAATCAACAACATAATCGCCGTCTTCATTAAATTTTGGTTTTTTAGTTTCTTCAACTGGTTGTTCAGTTGCTTGTGTAGTTTCTTCAACTACGTTTTCTACGTTTTCTTCCATAATATAATATAATAATAATTAATAATTGTTATCTAGGATCAAATGAGCCTAAATCAAAACCACCTCCTAATATATCATTACCTGAAGACTCAAAGTTTTTAGGTGGTTTTCCACTATTTCTTTGGTCTATCATTTCACTTTGTTGAGTAGCTTGGATTTTTGTTCTTTGATCTTTACGATCTTCTTTTTCTTTTTCGTTCATTTGCTTGGCCTGAGTATCCATAGATCTTAACTGCATGTTGTAGCCAAACTCAACTTGCATAAGCTGTTTTTTAATCTCAGCTTCTTGAAACATTTTTTGACCATCTAAGTTTGCTTTTAAAGTTTCTAACTCACCCATAGCAGCTGTTTTGGCTTGTTCTTTTTGTACTTCCATTTGAGCAGAAGCTTGTTGAGCTTGTACATTAGCTTGTGACTGAGCTTGAATATTTTGCTGTTGCATTTGCTGATCTTTAGCTTGTTTTTTAACTCTACGTATTTTTAATAGTTGGTTAGCAAGTTTTATGTTTTTAATCTCTCTAAGATCAATGGCATCAGAAAGTTCTATAAGCTGTTGCTGTAATGCCATTTGTATATTGTTTTCAAGCATAGCTTTTTCTTCTTCGTCAGGCATTAACTCTAAAAATATACCGAAATCATATAAATGAAGCTCTTTTAACTCTTCTAAAGTCCCAACGTTGTGAGCTCCTATTTGTTGTATAAACGCGTCTTTTGTTGGTGAGTATTCTAGTATATCAGATATTCTTAACGAAAGAGCTTCAGCTGTGTCTTGTGTTAAAAATAAACCAGCTTGTAATATGTGTCTTGTTGCTGTGTTACTGTTTGCTGCGGCTAACTTCTGTACACCTACTAAAGCGTTTTTATCTGGTGTTGCAGCATCTCTAGCTTCGTTTAAACCGGTAGTATCTCTAATCATTTGTAAATAATAGTTGTACGTGCCAATTAAACTTTGCATTTTAGCACCACCATTACCTGATTGTATTTCTTGTATTGGTATTTTACCTGGGTTCATATCACCATCAGAAGTAAATGACCTACCAATTATACTACCTGTTTGGAAAAACATGTTTAAAGCTTCTTGTGGGTTATAGTTTGTTCCGTTACCTAAATCTATTTCAGCAAGACCGTCAGCATCTAAGTATATTCCATCTGGAACCATTCTAGACATTACCTGTTGTAGTTTTAAGTGTGTAAGCTGTATCATATCAGCAAAACCGGTTATACGACTAACTAGGCTTTCTATTCTACCCTTGTACATACGTGGAGCAACAATGCTGTAGTTCATTTTGACTTTAGTATAATCACTTTTAGGTCTTAACATGTTTTTAGCTAACTCCCATTTTAAAACCTTATCAGTACCTACTATAATAGCACCATCGTAAAGAGTTTCTATTTTACTTGCAAGTCTTTCAAAACCTCCATCAAGACTTTTAGGTGGGTTAAACTTATCGTTTTTCTCTATTGCTTTATCAGCACCACTTCCGGTTTGTTTTATTTTGTAAACTTGGTTCATATAAGTTTTATAATTAAAATATAAAACTTGAACTTTGTTGTTATCATTATCAGGCGTTGAATTACCTGTGTTGAAATTACTCTTGTTGTGTGATTTGTTTTTTGTTATATCTTCTAACTCTGAAACTGTCAAATTAGGAAACTGTTTTATTAGTTCATTTATAGGTATTGACTTTACCTCTCCAACATAATATATATCATCAAAATAAGGTGATTCAGTATACGAATAAACTAAGTTGACAGGGTCAACGTAATCAATAACAACACCCTCAGAGGTGTTAAAACTTGTTTTTACAGCTCCAATACCTAAAACTGTTAAATCATAATAAAATCTTTTTTTAGTCAACTCATATCTATTACCCTCTAACATTATATTAAGAGCTTGCTCTTCAGCTAGCTCAATAGACTGCTTGTATGTTAACTGCATATGAAGATCTAACTCTTCTTTAGTTTCTGGTAAAGTTTCTATATCACTTTTATACAAGTCTATACCCGTTGCTTGCATGACACCATTTTTATAATCTTTAGTCATCATGTCCTCTAGTATATCCTGCATATACTTAGTTCTTTTATCTACACCATATGGATCTTGAGAATATGCTTTTATATCAAAAGTTCTTTCAGCTATACCGTTTACAACTATGTCTACAAACTTAGGTATAATAGGTACTGGTTTCCAGTCTAAATTAAGATAAGATAAATCACCGTTTATAGATAACTCATCTTTATATTTTTGTATTGATTGTTCTCCTCTAGCATACAATCTTAGCTTGTGGAAATTATTATGATTAGTTGTGTACTTATTAGAACCCCTATCCATATGAAACCACTCATGCTCGATAGCTCTAGCAACTTTTAAACCATACTCAATAGTTTGCTTTTCATCATCGCTAACGACTTGAGAAGGAAAATAACTTGTTATAACAGACTCTGCCATATTTATTCTTTAATTAATTTAGATGTACTACCTGTGTTTTTATACCTAGCAATACTTATGTTTAGTTTAGGTTTTGTTGTTGGTGCATTTGGTCTGTAAAGATGTCTATTGCATGCCATTATAGCTAATCCAGAACTAATAGCAGCATCAAACTTTGTTCTTTTATTTATGTCAAATTTAGCCCAGTCATTAAGCAAATCATTAAAATACATTGTTCCATAACTACCATCTTGCTTTAATCCCACATGGTCCTGTATGTACATTTCAATTGCAGCTGCGTGAGCTTGTTTTATATCTTCACTTGAGTTTGGTATTCCACCTACTTCTTTTTCTGCTGTAGATAGTTTGTTCCATACTTTATCAGGTCTATTCATACTAAAACCTCTGTAACCACGCCTTCTTAAATAATACAATAGACGAGGTTTATTGTTCTCTGCGAGTATAGGCATCCCGTAAAATACTAATGCCATTAGAACGTCTTCAAAGAATATCTCTGCGGTTTGTGGTCTTGCTAGATATTCTAAAAATATCATATTTGACGGTGCTTCTTCCATGCTAAACTTAGTTAGTCCGTGTAAAGCACCTTTAGACCCTACACCATCAACTGTTCCTGATATGTCATAACTATCACAACCAAAAGCACCCATGTGTTCATTGCCTGGGTATTTAACACCATTTTTAATTACAACTTTGTTTTGTAAGTTTTGTGGCGGTACCCAGCTTACTTTAAATCTACCTTTAGGATCTGGATAAAATATAACGTTACTATCTTTAATACCATTAATCCACTGAAAATTACCAGTTGTTATTGGTAAGGTTGTAGAAAGGTCTTCATTATAATCTATTTGTTCGTATAGTTTAACTAAGTTAAATATACTATTTTTTGTTTCATCTCTAAACGCGTGCTCAGTAGTTCTTGGAAACTGTCTGTAAAATTCGTTTAAAGCATCTTGATCTCCTTTTAAACCGTCAGCTTCATTCTGCCAACTGTCTACAACACCTATATCTATTAATTCCCCATGTGGATCGAAGACTTCATGATCCGGAGTATTGAAGACTGGGCTTCCGTACTCATCAATAAATCCTTCGTAGTTCCACTCCATTG